CGAAAGGAACTGCTATGGATCAAGAGCTCGAACTAGGACTCGAGGTTTCCGCTATCCAGGCACTTCGGAACCTTCTCGTCGATCGCGGAGTTGAAATCTCCGTGCCCGGCGAAAAGGAACTCCGTGTGCTGTCGATTGCGGATCTTCGTCGTCTTAAGAAAGAACTCAGAGATCTATCCCGTACACCTGTTTCCAGGTGAGACGGATAGCAGGGAGGTACTTATTTCCTCGTGAGAGGATTTAAGTAATGCTAGGGGGCATGTAATGCTCCCTAGCACCAATGAAGATGGTGAGCAAGGTGGCACTTTACTGTGCCGGTCCTTAATTGGAACGCGCCCAATCTATCGGGACATTCTACTCACCCTCTTCACCACTTCTCCTTTCTATATGTGCGGGATGCTTTACCGGTGTGAACCGGTTGTGTCTAACTTCAAAAGGAGTTTACCATGAAGAGGAAGTGTCGCGGGTGTGAAGAGTTTCGCCGTTCCCTTAATTGGGTTGGCTTTCTCTTCGTTCTCGTGATGCTCCATATTCTTGGTATATCCGATTGGAAGGACACGATAGGGGTGCTCATTCGTGCCCTCATCACTTATGGCTGGTCAGGAGTATACCCCTGATGGCTACTTGGGATGAGGTGTTGAATGAACCTGACGTATCTACTGCACTCCGAGGCTCGCCTGATAGATCCTTCCCTACGGGCTATGGCGTATTTCACGAGATGTTCGTGTATGACGGAACCGGCCGATTAGTCATTGGTTCGGGATTTAGGGATATTTCTGTCCCTATTTCCCTCCAATTTCAAATCCCCCGGAACCGCCTACCCGGCAGTCGCGTGACCTACTATATAGTCAATAACGAAGGGTTAAACAAGCGACGGGTTGTTAAGCACTATATTCCTCTTAAGGGTTCTTCTCCTTTCGAGATTCATAGCGCTAACGCGCCTACGGCGAAACTTCGTCATGAGACGTTGTCTCGTTTACGTCGGAGAGATCATTCTCTTCGTCGAAAGCTATTTAGGCCTGCCCTTTCTCATTCTCGACCTAATCCAGAGCTCCTTTTCGAAACCAAACAAGTTCGTACCACCGGTTTATTCTTTGGGACACCTTTTGACAATGTGTCTTTTGAGTCTATTCTAGTGGGCAAACGAGATTGGTCCGGAACGGTTACTCCGAATTTCGGGCGAGTAAAGAAGGGTGGGGTACGGTTACCGGTTAACCCCCATACCGTATCGTCTTGGCGAGCCCGTGTCGGTTTGCGTCGAAAAAACGCTCACCGCCCCGGTCAAGCTGAGGGCTTGGACCAACGTCCAATGACCGACCTTTATAACTTTCCTGCCGGGCCTTTTCATAATGAAAAAGCCTATGACCTTGCATTGAGAAGACTGTTCAATAATGCTGAGAGTGCCCTACAAGGCAATCTTTTGCAAGATTTTGTTCAGTTTGGCCAGCTCGGCCGACTTGTGGGTGATACTGCAGGTCGGTTAGGCGGTGCCCTTGGTTCGCTCCGTCGTCATGATTTTGGCGGAGCTATCAAGTCTCTTTGGTCTCCCCAGCAGCGCGTTCTGTTCCGTCAGGGAGGTGGCCTGTCGAACTCGAAGTCTCTCGCCAATAATTGGCTCGAGCTTCAGTACGGCTGGAAGCCTCTTCTCCAGGACGTTCACGATGCTGCCGAGGCGTTGGCTAAGTATGTTACTAGCCAACCAGGTATTTGGCAGGTAAAGGCTTCTGCGACACTTGAGGACCAAGACAGCGGCGACGTAGGGCTCTTTGAGTGGCCCAGTATACCAGGAGGTAAGTATAATACTACCTCTCGGACTACTGTGCGGCTTGGGATGCGCTACACTATCGACGATGCCTTACGTTCTTTTATGGCGCAGACCGGTTTCACCAACCCGCTAAGCCTAGCGTGGGAAGTACTTCCGTTTAGCTTCGTGATTGATTGGTTCCTTCCAATTGGCAATTACCTGAACACGCTTACCGCGTGGGACGGTCTTCGCTTTTTGGATGGTTACACAACTCATTTCACGCGGCAAAACACTTCCGTATACATTGCGTGGTCCGGAAATCCTTTAAATGATGGCTCAGACTTCTCCGAGCAACACGTTGGTTATATGGATCGCGAGTGGATATCTCTTAACCGTCAAAGGATTGATTCCTTTCCCGGCGGGAGATTTCCTCAACTCAAGAATCCATTATCCCTCGTGCACTCGTTGAATGCCTTAGCCCTCCTAAAGTCTAACTGGCACACGTAAGGCACTGTATACTGCATTTCTTAGAAAGGCAGCATCAAATGCCCGCTATAGCGAGCTTGAAGACCTCGTCCATCCTTGCCGCAACGGAAGTTACAACCTCCGCGACGGTCGGTGTGGATAAGACGTTCGACCCTGAAGGCTTTTCGGCCCCCGGTGTCGCGCGATGGGTAGACCGTTCGGGCGGAATCGCCCTGGGTTTTCCCGCTTTTACCTTGTCCATCCGTCCGCCTACCAAGGCGTCTCGAGTGTACAAGGTGACAGCAAAACTCAGCCTCCCCACCCTGGAGCAGACTAGTGCGTCGACGTCGACCGGCATTCAGCCGCAACCGACGAAGGCGTATGACTGCACCTGTGTGATGGAGTTTCTGTTGCCAGAGCGAAGCACCTTAGCCGAGCGAAATGCTCTGCTAAGTCATGCTCGATCGCTCTTCCTGACAACCATTACGGCTAGTGATGCGTCGCCGTCAGATTTGACGGTGTCACCTCTCCCAGCCTGCGTGGCAAACTTCGAAGCGCCGTTCTAGCGCTAGAAGCGTCATAGGGGTTAATACCCCCTAAACAGAAAAACTCCAGGAGGTTCCATGTCTTCTAAGAAGTATGGATCGAACTTCCTTAAAGGAGTTCGTGAGTATCGCGTTCCGGAGGACTTAACTCCTTCGTCCATCAGTCAGTTTCTTGAGGCTCTTGATTGCCCTCGAAGCCTAACAGTTGCCCTGCTTTACCGTTATGGTGAGCATCAGCAGCTGGTTGACCTAGAGTTCAATCCCTCTTCTTATATTACTTATGAAGAGTGTAGAGATGCTTACGCTGCTACAAAGTTCTTGTCTAAATACAAGAAATTATCCTTGGATCTAGATTTAGACCGAGTAGCTAAAGATAAGTTCAAAGAATTCGAACTTCTCTGTAAGCAGACTAATATTCGTTTTCGGAACCCTCTATCAGACCCGAAATATTCTGGTCCGATCGTTTGGCTGCATCACGCAGTCAAGCGTAAAATTGAGGTTATCCTTGGCGAATTTTGTCCTGAAGATTTCTTTCTGAAGGCAGATTGGGGTCCTGGTGCGTCAACTCTTGTTAAGAGAAGACTAGCCAGCTCTACCAATAAGTTCCAGTGCGAAACTGGAATTACGCGTGAGTTGCACTCTCTTTTACCCGATGACTTGCTTAGAGAAGTTTATCCTCTCTGGGCGGGCCATCTTCTGGGAAATGGGTTTCCCCACTACCAGAAGGGTAATAGAGTTGTCACTGTGCCGAAAGATGCGAAAACCAATCGAGTTATTGCCATTGAACCTGGAATCAATCTTTGGTTCCAGAAATCCCTTGGCATTATGATTGGCGATCGTCTCCGACGGTGTGGGGTCGACTTACGCTATCAAGAAAGAAATCAAAGGCTTGCTAGGATCGGTAGTATAACTAACGAACTAGCAACCGTTGATCTCTCTAGTGCTAGCGATTCCATATCGTATTCCGTCGTAGAGGAGTTTATTCCTCCTAGATGGTTCACGGTTTTGGATTCTTGTCGATCTCATTATGGATCCCTAGATGACGAGTTGTTTAAGTGGGAAAAGTTCTCCAGTATGGGGAACGGATTCACCTTTCAACTCGAAACGCTCATATTCTACGCGGTTGCATGTTGCTGCGTAGAGTATACTGGGGGTAAAATCCCAGGTAGAGTGATTGCTTATGGCGATGATGTTATATTGCCATCTGCATCTCTAGGTCTCTTCTCTGAAATGATGGATTACCTAGGCTTTCGTATTAATCGAAATAAGAGTCATTCCGACTCCGACTTTCGTGAGAGCTGTGGGGCCCATTATTTTCAGGGACTCGACGTTAAACCAATCTATCTTAAAGATAGACTTTCCTCTGTTCTAGCGGTTTACCGCCTAGCAAATTCGGTTCGTAGGCTATCTCACATTCGAGGATGTTCTCTCTACTGTGAAAAAGCTTTTCGTCCCTTATTTGATCATCTTGTCCAGTCTCTTCCAAAGGCTTTTCGCCTGAGGATTAGTGACCAGAAGGGTGACGGTGGGCTCGTTTCTAACTTCGACGAGTCCACTCCTAGTAAGGCTCGACATGGTATCGAAGGATACTATGCCTACAGCCTTATGGAGGTAAGTAAAACTTACCAGGAGGATCGGATTGGCTATTTACTAGC